GCCAGATTCAAGCGATGATATTGTCATGCTTATTATTGGTTCACTTACAGGTATTGCAACTGCTGTAATAAGTTTTTACTTTGGCTCATCAAATAAGGATAAGTAATGACTAGAAGGTCTCTTAATCAAAATTTATTTTTCCCAATAATTATATTGGTTTTATTGACGTTGTCTTATTTAACTTAATTAAAACTACTTTAAAACGTTTAGCTCTCTTTGAAAGAAGTTATGTAAGTCTCCCATCTTTGTCTTACCATTACGAAGGATAGTTTTTATAACATCTCTTTCATCTGGTGGAAATATTTCATCCACCATATCCTCCGGTAACATACTAAACTCTGTAACAATATCATTGTTTCGTGTAAGAAGCACTTTAAAACTTACTAAGTTCGCTTCACTTTTATTAACCATTATCACTCTCCAAGTTTGCAAAGGTTATCTTATCTTGCCTACCACGTAGTCCTGCTTTCATATAAGAAGTAGCACGACCTTCAAAGAAGTTCTGATGTTCAACACCCATAACTTCATCCAACCAACCTAGAGGATTATCACGTTGGTCATAATTTGTTTTTAATCCTAACTGTAGTAATCTTCTATCGGCTATGTATCTATTGTAAGCATACATATCTTTCTTGGTAAGACCTTCAAGGTCTCCCATATCAAACACTAGGTCTAAGAATTTATCTTCTAGTGTTACCATCTGTCTACAAATCTCGTAGAGTTCTGCTTTAAAATCATCTGTCCATATATCTATGTTCTCTTGTATAAACTCTCTAAACAATTTAGTCATAGCTTCAACGTGCATAGACTCATCACGTATAGAGTAAGTAACTATCTGTCCCATACCTTTCATCTTTCCGAACCTTGGAAAGTTTAACAAGATTGCAAAGCTTGAGAACAACTGTAGTCCTTCTGTAAATGCTGAGTAGACTGCTAAAGTTTTTGCAATACTTTTCTTATCAGACTTAGTTGTTTTAATCTTATGTACGTACTCGTGTTTGTCTGCCATCTCCTCGTACTCTGCAAAAGCTTTGTACTCTATCTCAGGCATACCAACTGTATCAAGCAGTAAGCTGTATGCATGTTGATGAATAGACTCCATGTTCGCAAACGAACCCATCATCATTCTAGCTTCAGGCTTTCTAAAGATACGCATGTATCTATCAACATATCCGGCACCAACATCTACATCTGATTGAGTAAACAATCTAAATATTTGTGTTAGTAAATTCTTTTCTTTTGAGTCTAACTCCTGCCAGTCTTTAACATCTGTATGTAATGGGACTGACTCCGGCATCCAATGCATTTGGTTTTGTAAGACATAGTAGTCAAACATCCACGGGTTATCGAATGGTTTGTAGTAATCTCTTGTATCTAATAAGCTCATCTGTTCTCCTTGTTAAATCTCTTAACTAAATATTTTAAATTTTCAATTACGTATCCTGCGTAATCTTTTGTTTTTGAGAATGGGTCTCTATGTTCATCACAATAATCTAACCACATCCTACTTGTAAAGCCAGAAAACTTCTGACTAAACACCTTGTCAAATTCTGATTGTTTCATATTAATCCTTTGGTAAATAAATGATAACAGCCGAGTTACATTTAGGACAACTTAAATTAGTTTCCATAATATACTCATCGTTCTCATCTTCTATGTCGTGATCTCCACCCCATATTAGTTCTGTTCCACAATGCCAACAACCCATACTATCCCTCACAAGCTATACATTCAGCATCGTCTAATTTAATACGCTGAACTTTAATGTTTACGTTCTCTGCATTTCTAGCAGCATTAGTTCTAAAGTAATACAAAGACTTTAGTTTATTCATTCCATACCAGTGTACATCATTAACGTATTGCATGTACTCATCGTGTACTTCCTGTGGCTCGGTTGCTTTTGGAAGTGTAAAGAAAAGATTAACGGACTGTGCTTGACAAATAAACTCTTGACGTTTAGATGCATGTTCTATAATCCATATCTGGTCTATCTCATTAGCAGTTTTAAATACTTCTTTTTCTTCATCAGTTAGTATATCAAGATGTTGTACTGAACCTTCGTTACCTGCAATGTCTTTCCACAATACAGTTAACTCATCTTTCTTTAAACCTTTATCTTTTAAAACTTCTTCTAGGTATTTGTTTTTAACTTGGAACGAACCTGAGAGAGTTTTGTGCGTATAAACGTTAGCACGATATGGCTCAATCGAAGGAGAAGTACCACCACATATGATACTAGAACTAGCGTTAGGAGCAACAGCGAGTAAATTAGCGTTCCTCCTGCCACTACCACTGACATCAGGAGCTTCACCCCTTTCGTCTGCAAGTCTTTCAGAAGCTTTGGTTGCCTGTGTCTTAATATGTTTAAACGCTTTATAATTGAAACCCGTAGCGAAGATACCTTCAAAAGGAATGTTGCGTGATTGGAGATACGAATGGAAGCCCATCGCACCAAGACCCAACGACCTTTCTCTATAAGCAGAGTAGGCAGATTTAGTAAAGCCTTCCCTACCTTCCTTAATGTGTTTCTGAAATCTTTTAAAGTTTGCATTATACTCTCCTAAGTTATCTGTGTCAACAGCGTTATCAATGTAATGTTGAAGCACGTTGTCAAGCATGGTAATTAAATCTTCAATGAACATAGGGTTTTCACTCCACTCATCAAAGTATTCTAAATTGACAGAAGATAAACAACACACTGCTGTTCTTTCTTCATTAGTAGGTAAAGTAATCTCAGAACAAAGATTGCTCTGTTTGATTTCTAATCCTAAATCTTTTTGTTCTTTAGGTAATGCTTCGTTACATGTATCTATATTGACCATGTATGGCTCACCTGTCTCTGCTCTAGCATTAATGATTTGCCACCACAAGTCTCTAGCATTTATAACTTTAACAGCTTCATTGCTTTTAGGGTCTACCAGTCTCCAGTCTGCATCTTCTTCAACAGCTTTTAGGAACTCATTGGTAATGTTAATACCATTATGAAGATTAAGATTCTTACGATTAATATCTCCACCGGATTCTTTACGCATGTTAATAAACTCTTCAATCTCTGGATGAGATATGTCCATATATGCAGCATAAGAACCACGTCTTGTAGTGCCTTGATTAAAGGCTAACATCTGTGAATCTACTACATGGATAAAAGGAATTGAACCAGTAGACTTACTACCGTGAGTAGTAGAAATACCGTTACTCCTAATGTCTCCCCAATATCCACCAATACCTCCACCTGAAGATGCCAACCAAATATTCTCGTCATAATGATCTGATAAACCACTGCGACTATCAGGTACATAATTGAGGAAACAGCTAATAGGAAGACCACGACTTGTTCCCCCGTTACTAAGTATAGGAGTGCTAAACATGAACCAACAATTGGAACTGTAGTGATAAAGCCTTTGAGCCAATTCAAAATCTGTGTTACCTTTGTAGGTTGCCCCGAAGACCGAGGCACGGGCAAACGCTTCTTGTGCATGTGTTTCATTCTCCCATAAGTATCTATCCTTGAGTGTATCAAGACTGAACTTATCTAATAGTTTTTCATTACTGTAATTAATTTTAATACCTAAGTATTCTTTTATTCCAACTTTATCTTCAACCATTGTTTGTTTCCTTATCATGGATGTTTAACATAATTATACCGTAGTGTAATATCTTCAACAAATCTTTTCGGTTTTTGCCATCTTTGTTTCCGTAACGTTTAGCATATTTCATAATGTTTCCAATACAAAAGCCTTCGCCATGCCCAGAATCAATAATGATATCGGTTGCTTGATACTTATCGGAAGCATAGTGTTCGCCATAAGTATTGTCAATATATTCTTTTAATTCAACTATATACCTTCTTTCGTTAAATTTATACTCCATCATTTCTCCAGTCATCCGGTAAAGTATCTTCACTAAACCATCTAAAGTTATTTGTTTCAGCCCATTCAGCATGGGTACGTTTTGTTCCGTCCTTCCTTACCTTTGCTCCCGGCATAGGAGAGAAAGGCTTTTGAAATAAGAAGACTAACTCCATGTTAGCAGGTAGTGCTTCTCGTATCCAAATATATTTACTGTATTCAGCATGGTCCCAGAATCTACCCTTTGCTTCTAACAATATAGTTTTATCTTCTATTGTTTTGGCAAAGTCTACTTCGTAATCTTTCTTAATGATATACTTAATAGACTCATAGTGATGTTTCCAGTCTTGTAATATAGTTTCATGTAAGGTAACTTCCCACATGCTATCATATCCTTTAGGTATTCCTATCTTCTTTGGTCTCGGTTTACGAGGTACTCTTTTAGGCATTGATGTTCTCCAGTGTTACATCGGGGTTACGTTTTACTTTTTTATAAAACCATTTTAAAGTATAAGCACTCATTCTAAATTGTCCACCTGCAAAGATATGTGTTTGCGTAGGCAGGAACTCATCTAGGTTTTGTCTCTTGATTCTGTTAGGGTCTTCTCCATCGGGAACCATAGTTCTAATCCACTCAATGAGTAAGTCTTCTGCTTTTCTTCTTAACTGCTTTGATCTTTTACCACTCATACTTGTGTCACCTCTATGACATTAGGAACTTTAGGTACTTGAGTTAAGTATCTTAGTCCATTAGAATATTTAAATACTCTTAAACCTTTACCTTCATTAGAATCTTTATGACATTCAAACTTATGTCTGCAATATACACACTCTCTAGGTAGTTGCATGTTACCAGACTTGCCATCAGGTATAGGATTATAACATAAATTAGGTGGCTTGTCCAGCTTTACTGCTGCTTTAACATCCCTTATTTTCTTCTTGATGTTAGGCTTGTCAAAGTTATCTGGCTTGTATAAAGCTAACTCACCTGACTCTTTATTTAAAGCTAAGAACCCACCATTGCTGGTACCTTCTGCTGCTTCGTATCCTGCAAGTTGAGCCATGTATCCAAAGATATCA